GAAATAATAACGTGTCCGACTTGTGCCTTTTTAATTGATCCACCCATTTGATCTGTAGTTACCACTTCTGAAGATATTGATGATCGGTTCCCTTGTGTTGCGGTCCAACCAACTAAATTCATTTCATGACACATCGCCTCAAATGCTCTCATCACCGATCCCTCACTTTTCCATTCGTCACCCAAATTTTTATCAGGAACAACACAATCAATGTAATCTAAAACAATCATATCTACTTTGATTCCATCTGCAACCATCTTTCTGATTTGGTTTTTAATCTGCACCATAGTCATTGTATCTGATGGTAGTTTTTTCATAATTAAACGATTTTCCATCTTTTCATCGATTTCTTTCACTTTAGCAAATACAGTATCCTTTTGGTCTGACAAGTCGTCAGGATGAACTCCCGTCCAAAGTGTAAAATGTTTTCTCTGAATAACTTTTGGGTTATCTTCAAAAAAGATTTGTAGAACATTAAATCCTAAATTGTAAGCGTGATTTGAGATCTTAGTCAACACGGTAGATTTACCTACTCCTGTTGGTGCTAATATTACCCCAATCTCACCTTTAGCCAATCCACCTTTAAGCAACCTGTCAATTCCTGGTATCCCCATCGGAATCGGGTGTCTGTAATCTTCTTCAAGTACTTGGTCAAGGTTGGAAAAAACGTCCATCATTGACGTATCTTTATTTCCAACAAGTAATGCTTCTCTGACCAATTCTTCAAGGGTGTCATAATTTTCAAATTCTCCCCCGTCAATTATCTTTTGAGCTTTACCCATTACTTTTTGTAACTCTTGTTGTTTACAGAACTTCAGTGCTTTTTCTTGGACAAAACCAACCCCATCAATAGTTACATCCTTAATTTTCTTGATTGTATCAAGAACAACTTTAGACGCAATTTCTTGTTGTAACTCTGATTTTGTGACTTGTTCTAAGGTTTCAAATGATGGTGTGTGGTCAAATTTTTTGTAATATTCTTTAACCATCTGAATGATGATTTTAAAATACTTATTTTCGAAATAATTGTTCTCAATAACATCAATTATAGTGTGAGAAAAATCTTTATCTACTATAATTTGATTTAAAAGTTGTAATTGAAATTGTTGTCCGAGATACTCAAAATTTTTGCCTGTCGCCATATTTTTTCCTTTATTTAGTAATGATAAATAGTACTAGTTTTTAATAAATTCAGGGTAGAAATAAATTAAATTTTTGTCTGAAAAAATGTCAGTCAATCTAGCTAATACAGCTTTTAACTTTGGGCGTAGGTCTACGGTATATCTGACCTTAGGTGGGTATACTTTTGCATCAAATTTCCTCTGACAAATTGTCACATCCCCAACCTTAATTATTAAATAAAAATTTTCTTCACCGTCTGTAATTGAAGTGTTCATGATCTCAGGATTCTCAATAATTTCAAATTGATTATCTAGCATATAAACAACAGATCTCATTTTTAGATCGTATTTCAACTCATTACAGAAAGATAAAACATAATTGTATAGATTTTCAGATTTAGAGGCGTTTTTATTAAATCCTCGAACGTTAAAAAATCTTTGAACGACAATGTTCTCATTACACATTAACAAAAATTCTACTTTTGTTATATCTTGCTCTTTCATTTTTTTTAATTGATTTTTTTGTTTCTAAATTTTGTTTTTTCTTTTCTTGTTAGTTTGAGAAAAGGTTTTAAAAAATTTACCCAAGCGTCGTCACCTTTAGGTAAAAATTTGAAAAACCCGTCCTCCATCATGAGTTTGATTAAATTTCTATGTCCTCTTCCGTCGGGATCCATCGACTCAGAGTAATATAGTCCAACTAACTCTTTTTCCTCTTCATTCAAAAGTGGATTTTCTAAATTGACAAGTTTTTCATTTATAAAAAAAAACTCGTCACCAAAAATCCCTTCTTTTGTTTTTCCACTTAGGAGATTTTGAAGAGCAATATTTCCCTTTTCCTCTTTTAAAAGTTGTTCACTTTTTTGTAAAATATAAGTCAATTCAACATGTTGTTCAAGTAACTCAGGAAACATTTTAACTAAAGTTTTCTCACCTAAATAAAATATTCCGTCAATATTGTCGGAACTATCTCCTGTAAGAATTTTGATTGTTTTAACATTATAGTGAGGAACTTCAATATCATGAAGTTTTATTTTATCTCCCAACTTATAATATTGTTTTGTTGATGGTGAATAAACGGAAACTTTTTCTCCAATCAATTGTGTTAAATCTCTATCACTTGAGAATATTGTTTTTTCTTCGTCTAAGGAAACTTTACAATACTCGGCTATTAAGTCATCGGCTTCAGCATGTTCTGTCTCCAGTTGTCTTACAAACATCTCCTCAAGGTATTGTTTCACCCTTTGTTTTTGTTCTAAAAAAGATTCCTCTTTTGATTCAGTTTCTGAAGGTTTACGATTTAATTTGTACTTGGGGTATATCAACCTTCTCTGAGCAGAGGAAGTTTTAGAGTCCCAAAGAACTAGAACTTTATTGTAGTTGTGTACTTCAAGGAATTTGCGAAGAGTATTTAGAAAGTGCCATACACCACCAACATGTTTTCCATTATGATAGAAATCTCTAACACCATGAAATCCAATCTTCAATAAATTATTTCCATCGACAAGTAATGTCTTTGACACTTGCTAAAATTTAATTGTTACTACTACGCTTCTTCTTTTTCCTCCTTCAAGTCAAAATCACCATCCATACCTATAATATCTTTCCAATAGTCAGCGTATTCTTTTTTATACTTTTCTATATTTGTTTTTTCTTCAGCACTATCTTTTCCCGCAATAAAACCGTGTGGTGTTACAATTATTTTCCCATCATCATATCCAAGACCATTAATGTGATTTTTCATAACTGATACTTTTGTTCTTGATGCAAATTTAATAGTTCTCTTATCTTTTGTTGCCGTAATTTTTGTTGTTCCAGCACCTTTTTGATTACCAAATAAAAATACCAAAGAGGAATTCAACCAAATAGCCTCCCCTCCTTTTGCCTTAATTTTTGGTTGACCAAAAGGATTATCGGGTAACTCCACCCATGGTTGGTTGACCACAATCAAAGTATTTTCGTGTTTAGCATCTGATTTACGAGATCCTGAAATTCTTTGGTTAATACCCATACCAATTTTGTCGGCTAGTGCGGCCGCATTGTGTTGTTTTCCACCTCGGCCCTCATAAGTCATTTTACATGGAACTGATCCAACAGAATCCCACATTATACAAAGTGAATAATCTAACTCACCTTTTTCTTGTGCGTCTAATAGTTCATTTATGTAATCTGTAATTTGTTCGATGTATTCAAAATTATTATTGAATAAAAAGAAACCGTCCCATGTCAATTCACCTGTTTCAGTGTCAACTACTTCTTCACATTCAAACCCCATAAGTTTAGCGTGTTCAAAAGACCATTTCTGTTCTGTAATAATAAACACGGGTAAAATACCTTTTTTTTGAGCGTCGACCGCGGTTTTAACAAGAGCGGTAGTTTTTCCTGTGTCTGAATGTCCCAAATACATATTAAGGTGTCCAATTGCAGGACCGGGTAAACCAACCGCATCCAAGAAGTCAGGTCCAAGATCAAAAAATCTTTGTGGTTTATATTTTGCGTCGCTAGAGAATTTTTTCTTTATCGAACTGAAATCGTTTTTCTTTAGTGCCATTATAATTCGTAAATTTTAAAATTTGTAATTGTTTCTAATTTATCTTTAGCATCTGTTAGTTGTCCGACTAAGTTATCCATTTCTTCTGTGTGTTGTGGATGTTCTCCAATACCAACAGAAAGAGAAATAAACATATAATCTTGCTTCAGCGTCTGCAATGTCTGCCTCATACTTTTTTACGAGGGCTTCCTTTAATTTTTCTGCAATAAATGATTTCATATATTTTTATTTTAATAATAGTAATTTTAAATTACAATATAAATGATCATATTTATTATTTTTCTTTTTCGATCAAAAAATCTGATGTTGTTGTATTTTTACCATGAATGTGCCACAAGACATTTTCGGTATTGTCTACTTCTCCAATTACACTTTTTTTACACCATATGTCTCTCCACATATTATCTTCAAACGCGTATAAGTTATTTAATTCTAATATTTGTTTCAATGCTTTGAGATTGAATGCAAAAGTTGCCGGCATTTTAAAATCGCACATTTTAGGATTTGCCCCCAAATTATGATAACTTCCTTTTCTTAAAAACTTTCCATTTATTTGGTATGCCATGACAGATGAAACAACGTCAACATCATTTTTTTCAAAGTATTGGACTATGGTTTTGACGTAATCTTTTTTATAAATGTCGTCATCATCAATTTTTACAAAAATATCATATTCTTCCCAACCATCAACCTCAAGAATTGCCTTAATGTGATTTGTATGTTGGTGTTCATTTCTGTGATAACTAACAACTAAACATTCATCAATTAAATCGTCAAATACCTTTGGAATCAAATCTAATTTTGAGTTATGATCCAAACAAACATTAATAGAGTGACAGATATTTTTATAACTTTGATTTTTGATGTCAAGAATTGATCCTCGTAACATTTTATATCTGTTATAACTTGGTGTAAAACACAGTACTTTTTTCATGGTAAAAATAAATGGGGGTCAGTGACCCCCATATTTAAAAATTAAAATGGTAATTCTTCATCGACCTCATCATTGGCTTGTGGGTCTGCAACTTCGTTGATTGACTTACGTTCTGCTTTTGGTGATCCTCCCATAGAAACTTCAGATGTTTCATCATTTGAGTAAACGTATCCTCCTTTTTCAGAATCCCAACGCGGGGTTTCTCCTCTTGCAATTGCTTCGAGATACTCGACAGGTTTTTTAGAATATACGTCTTCCCAAGTCAACTCATCAGAAACCCATTCAGACATTTGATTTTTATCTTGAGAGATTGCAGATGGATCATCATACATTACTGTTTGGATTACTGTATAAAAAGCTCCTTTTGGAGTTTTTGCCTTGGTTAATTCAAGAATCAAATCACGTCCTGTATCAGAATCTGTGATGTCACCTTTTGCTTTC